GCGGCGCGGTGGACGGCGCGGTGGGCGGCGAGGTGCTCGGCGCGGTGGGCGGCGCGGTGGACGACGCGGTGGACGGCGCGGTGGACGTACTAAAAAATGGAAGTGAAATCGCCAGCGCTACGCGCGAGGCGATTTCACAATCATGGGGCAACTACTTCGGTGGCCAGTTCTGGGTCGGCGGCTGGTACTGGGGCGGCGCGTGGACGTCCTACTTCCGCGAGGTCGCGCAGCTCGAGCTCGCGGGCGACATCTGGGATCGCGCGCGCGCTTACGAAGGCACGATGGAATCCGCGTGCTGGTGGTGGCCACATCGACGCTTCGTGATGGTGTGCGAGCGGCCGACGGCGATCCACCGTGAGCTCGCCAATCCGCTGGTGACGCGCGGTTGGGGGTCGCACCGGCTGCACCGCGATTCGGGCCCCGCGATCGTCTGGCCGGACGGCTGGGGGCTGCACGTCGTGCATGGCGTGCGCGTGACGAAGCAGATCGTCGACGCGCCCGAGACGCTCACCCCTGAGCAAATCACAAGTGAGCCGAACGCCGAAGTTCGCCGGATCATGCTCGAGCGCTTCGGCACCGAGCGCTACATCCGCGAATCGGGCGCGAAGGTGATCGACTCGTCCGATTACGGCACGCTCTACCGCGCCGAGCTCGGCGACGATGAGCCGCTGGTGATGGTGTGCGTCACGAACTCGAGCCCTGAGCCCGACGGCGCGTTCAAGGATTATTGGCTCCGCGTCCCGCCGACGATCGAGCGGGCGCGCGATGCAGTCGCCTGGACGTTCGGCATCGATCCGAAGAGGTACGAGCTGGCGGTGCAGACATGAAGCGCCCCAAACTCACCCCCGCCGAAGCGATGCCGAAGTGGCACGGATGGAGAAAGCAGGGCGCGTGCCATAAGCTGCTCGGCACCACGGACGCGGCGACCTCGCAGCTCGCCACGCTGAAGCTCGAGAAGGCGTTCGGTGCTGGCCTCATGGTCACGCAGGCACCGCTGTTCGCCATCGTGACCATCCAGTGACCCCCTCCGACATCGCCCCATGCCCCGTCTGCGGCCACGCCCTGCACTTCGACACCGACCTGCTCGGGCACCTGCTCGAGCGGTGCGACCAGTGCTGGCGGAACCGTGAGCGCGCGCGGCTGGGCTTGCCGGCGCTGCGGCTGATCGACGCCCGGCCCTTGCCACCGCCGACCGATGAGGAGCGCGCGGAGTATGACGCCCGGCGCCAGCTGGACGATGACACGCGAACCGGGGCGCTGGCCGCGGCCTATCGTGCGGGCGATTCGACGGTCGTGCTGGGTACCCGATACGGCGTGCGCCCGCAGTGGATCCGCAAACGGCTGCTCAAGGCGGGCGTGACGATGCGGCTGGTGGGGTGTGGGCTGGTGCATCTCAATCTGAAGCGGAGGGCGGCGTGAAGCCGTACTACGAGTCAGGCGGGATCACGATCTACCACGGGGATTGCCGGGAGATTGAGCCGTTGGCGTGGGATGCTGTCCTCACCGACCCGCCCTACGGAATTGGAGCAGATCGCCGTCAGTCGATGCGTGCTGGCAAGCGGCACGGGGCGGCGGTTGCTCCAAGTCGCGACTACGGCCCGTCTACGGATTGGGATGCGCGGCCCGCTGACAGTGAGATGCTCCGCGCGTTGATCGTGAAGCCGAGCATCATTTGGGGGGCCAACTATTTCGACCTTCCAGCGGCTAGTAAGTGGTTGGTGTGGGACAAGCAGACGGGGAATAACGGCTACGCCGATGCAGAACTCGCATGGACAAATCTTGGTGGAGCTGTGCGAACCTTTCGGCATCAGTGGATGGGGATGCTTCAGGCCGCATCAGACAGTGGCAACGCTCGCGTCCACCCAACCCAGAAACCCGTCCCGCTAATGCGGTGGTGCCTCGAAATGCTCCCCGATGGGATCGTGATTGACCCGTTCCTCGGCTCTGGCACAACCCTGATCGCGGCGAAGGATTTAGGCCGCCGCGCCATCGGGATAGAGATCGAAGAACGCTACTGTGAGATCGCCGCCGAGCGGCTGTCGCAGGAAGTGCTCGACTTCGGGGCGGCCGCATGACCGTTGCCCCGCTGACCGCGAAGGAAGAGTCGTTGATCCGTGTTTGTCTTGAAAAAGGCTCGCCGTTCAACAGTATTTCGTCGGAATCTGCGCAGCGGCTGATTGCGACCATCGACGCGCTCCGTGTGGAAATCGCCCGGCTGAAGCCCCGGACGCGCATGCTCGAGTTCCCCGTGAAACCCCCAACCAGGCCAGCCGCGTGAGGTCGCCCGCGTTCCAGTTCTACGTCAACGATTTCCTCGGCTCACCGACCGTCGCGATGATGTCGACGGAGGAGGTGGGCTGCTACGTCCTGCTGCTACTCCTCGACTGGCAGGAGGGCGGCTTTGTTCATGACACGAAACGACTTGCGAAATGGTGCCGGGTTCCACTTGGCCGCTTCGAACGTGCATGGCAGATCCTCGGCGAATGCTTCGAAGCGCGCGACGGGCGCCTCTGGAACCCGCGGCTCGAGAAGGAGCGCACCAAGCAGTCCATCTGGCGCGCGAAGAGTTCCGCCGGCGGGAAAAAGGGTATGGATTCCCGGTGGCACGGCGATAACCACCCTTATAAGGATGTTATAACCAAACCATTACCAACCGATAACACTCCGTTTCCGTCTCCTACTCCGTTACCTAAACTACTAACAGCAACCAATTCTCGTCGCAAGAAACGCGACGAGTCCGGGGCGGCACGTGAAACATGGCTGACGCCCGCATCCCAGGTCTACGAGCAGCGAAACGGAGCCGGATCGTTCGGCTTCGGGGAGGCTGGCCGCGCCCTCAAGCGACTCCGTGAACCGCTCGGCGCCGATGAGATCGCCCGGCGCCTCGGCATCTACCTCGACCAAACACCGCCCGAGTTCCAGAGCCTCCACAAGTTCGCCAAGACGCACGCGCAGTATGCCGCGGCGCCGGCGCCGACGCTCACCCGCGAACAGCAGGGCTGGCTCGACGCGGCCATGCGCGAGCAGCGGCTCGAATATCCAGAGCTCTACAATGCCGACGGCTCGAGGAAGGCGGCGTGAACACCGACACCGAACCCGCCTCGCCCGCCGAGGTCGCCGGTGACCAGGTTGAACAGGCCAGCGTCGACCTCGCCCGCCCCGAGCAGGACTACCTCCTCTGGCCCTTCGACGCCATGAACACGATCGCCGGCCCGCTGATTCCCGGCGACCGCCCAACGATCATCGCCGCCTATTCCGGACAAGGTAAGACGGCGTTCACGGTGTCGTGCGTCGCCGAGTGGATCCTCCGCGGGAAGCGGTGCTACATCATGCCGCTCGAGACGCGCGCGAAGACGTGGCGGACTACGATGGCGTGCATGCTGGTCGGCGTGCATCCCGGAGAGGTGCTGACGGGCGCCTACCTCCGCTGGAAGAACGCGGCAGAGGTCAAGGAGAATCTTCTCGGTTGCATCGCCGACATGGGGAGCGGCGATCGCGTCGACTCACTCTACGTCTCGGACGCGGACGACGTGAACTACGCCTCGTTCATCCGCGCCGCGCGCCACGCGAAAGACCTCGGCATGGACATCATGCTCGTCGACCACGTGGACGAAATCGTGCCCGACGACTCGTCGTCGCTCTACGAGGAATCCGTCAAGATTTGCCGCGGCGCGCGGAAGATCGCCCAGGAAACGGGGCTGCGCGTCGTGCTGTGCTCGCAGTTGAACAACGAGGTCGCGAAGGGGTCGCCACTGGCGCGATACCAGCCGCCCGAGATCCAGCATCTCTACATGGGCCAGCACAAGGCGCAGGTGGCCGCGACGGTGCTTGGGCTGTATCGCCCCCAGCGGCGCGGCGTCGATCCTGAGCAGCTCAAGCGCGTCATGTCGAAAGACGCCGAACCGGCGAGCGTCCTCGAGATAAACATCATGGGCGTCGTCGTGATGAAATCGGCGCACGGCAAGACGGTCGGCGCCCGCGCGCGCCTCTGGATCGAGCACGGCCGCGTCGGCGATCTCCCGCAGTCGCAACGCATTGCGGACCTCGGCATGTTCCACGGCATCAACACCGGGAGCCGCGTCTGATGGCGAGCAATGTTGAACCCTGTGTCAATACGACACAATGACCGAATACCGCGTCATCAACCCGTCCGATCCCTTCTGGCCGCTGACCGTGAGCCAAGTGCTCAGCGAGAACCGTCGTGGCGACTACCCGCCTCGCTTCGAGCACTGGATGACGCGGCACCTGCATTTCCTGATGCGCGGCGCGGGGTTCGTGCCGGCGATCGCGCAACCAACCGACTCGACACCGGAGGCAGCGTGACCTTCCCCGCTTGGTTCGCCTTCCACCGCGACCCGCTGCTGCGGCGCCACCCGGTCGCGCAGACGCTATACGCCGAGATGCTGATCCGGCCCGGCTCGCTGAGTATCCCCGTCGAGGTCAAGGGCTGGGCGTGGGCGAAGCTGCTGGGTGTCGAGCGCGCGAACTTGGGGCGCGCGCTGAACCTGCTGGTCGAGCGCGGCTATCTCATCGAGGCGGCGAAGGTGCGGCCGAAGGATCCGCGGCGGTTCACGGTGGCGCTGACGTTGGCTGAGCGAAAGGAGGCGGCGTGACGGAGGATTGGCTTGAGGACGAGCCGAACGGCGGCGGCGCGCACATGGACGACGTCTGCCGTCACGGCGTCGGCTTCGACGAAGAATGCGAGCAATGCGGGGATGAGGAAGAATTAGACCGCATCGACGATTGGAGGGAGGAGGAATGAACCGCGCCGCCTTCCTCCGCCGCCTCGCCCTCGGCGCCGGCGGCCTGATCGTCGGCGAGCAGGCGCTCGAGGCGTTCGCGCGGCTGACGCATGTCCGTAAAAGTTTCCCGAGCGCGGCGGTTCCGTGGAACATCGTACTCGATCCCCCGTACGGGATAATGGCCGACCAGCACGCGCGCATGTATTCGGTGAACCTGAGATTTCACCGCGATGCGTTCCTCTTCGCCTCGCGCCCGCTCTCCTCTCCCCAATGGCGCGGAATCGCCAGACTGCTAGCGTAGGCCGCGCGACACATAGCGCCGCGTGATTCGCACGCGGGCGAGGCTATGTTAGATACGTGACCAACGCCGCACGCGCGCTGCCAGATATTGATCCTGCTTCGCCGCTTCGTGATCGCTCCGTGCTGGTGACGGGCGGCACGGGATCGTTCGGGAATGCGTTCGTGCGGCGGGCGCTGGATGATGGCGCGGCGCGCGTGGCCGTGTTCTCGCGTGACGAGCTCAAACAGGCGCACATGCGCGCGGCGTTCGCGAACGACGAGCGGCTGCGCTTTTTCCTGGGCGATGTACGCGACGCCGAACGGGTGCGCTGGGCGATGGCTGGCGTTGACATCGTGATCCACGCGGCTGCCATGAAGCGCATCGAAGCCTGCGAGGCCGACCCGCTTGAGGCCATCGACACGAACATCGACGGCACGCGGAACGTGGCGCTGACGGCGATCGACGAAGGCGTGGAGCGCGCGGTGCTGCTTTCGACCGACAAGGCGCCGCTGGCGTCGACGCTGTACGGCATGACGAAGGCGGTCGCCGAGCGGCTGTGGATCCAGTCCAACGTCTTCGCGGCCGGCACGTCGACGAAACTGAGCGCCACCAGGTACGGCAACGTGCTCGGCTCGCGCGGTTCCGTGCTCGACCGCTGGCGCGCGCAGTATGCGGCTGGCGAACCGATCACGATCACCGACGAGCGGGCGTCGCGGTTCTGGATGACGATCGAGCAGGCGGTGGATCTCGTCGTGCTGGCGCTTGAGGAAATGCGCGGCGGTGAGGTGTTCGTGCCAAAGGTGGGGAGCGCGCCGATTCTCGATCTGGCGAGCGCGGTGGTTGAGACGCCGCTGTTCTGGCCGGCGACGGGTACTATCGCGCCAATCCCCTACGCGCCCGGCCACATCTGCACCGGCCTGCGTCCCGGCGAGCGGCTGCACGAAACGCTGATCTCTGCGGACGAAGCCGCGAACACGTACGACCGTGGCGGCCACTACCGCATCGAGCCAGCGTCTTGCTCGTGGAACGAAGACCGCGATCCGCAAGGCAACAGCGCGCTTGTCGAAGCTGGCTTCGCCTACACCTCGGACACCAACCCTGAGCAGTTCACGGTCGAGGAACTGCGGAGATTGATCGCGTGAACGGCGGCACGAGGCGCGAGCGCGAGCTGGTCTGGATTGCCGCCAATCCAGTCTCGCGTGGTGGCGCGCACGATGTCGACAACATCGCAGGCGCTTGTGATTACTGCAATAAATCCAAAAATGACAGCCCGCTTCTCGTTTGGCTTGCACGGAGGGCCGCATGAATATCGGGATGCTTGAGGTCGGACCCGCGCATCCGTGCGCGTGTGTCGCTGAAATCGGAAACGCGCACAACGGAAACTTCAGCCGCGCCATTCGCCTACTCGACGCCGCGAAGGCAGCGGGCGCATCGGCGGCGAAACTGCAAACCTACACGCCGGCCGAACTCGTTGCGCTGCGAGGAAACGGCCCCGCGCCAGAACCGTGGGGTTCGCAAGGATGGACGATGGAGACGCTGTACGAGAAGGCGCGGACGCCGCTCGAATGGATCCCGCTGCTCTTCGACCATGCAGACGGCATCGGCCTGCCGCTCTTCTCGTCGGTATTCGGAGCTGAGTCGCTGGCGGTCCTTGAGGCCGCCGAATGTCCGGCGTACAAGATCGCAAGGATCGATAATAAGAAAACCGCCGTACGGCAGGCGGCGCGGCTCACTGGCAAACCTGTGCTAATCAGCTCCGACGAACCGGACGTCACGAACCGACTGGATGCGTGGTTGTACTGCGCGCCGAACTACCCCACTGAGCTGAAGGACGTGCACCTGCCGTACTTCCCCGACGCGGGCTACTTCGGCATCTCGTCCCACTGCCTTAACCTGCTGTTGCCAATAGTTGCCGTCGCGCGCGGGGCGAAGATGCTGGAATATCACCTGCAGTTCGACGACGAGCCGAGCGAGCTCGAGGCGTCAGTTTCGCTGACTGCTTCACGATTTCGTGAAATGGTCGAGCGAGTGAAGCGCGTCGAGGGGATGCTGGCATGAAGCGCGCGTCCTACGTGTTTCGGTGTGTTGTCGGACGCTGGTGGTATGGTCGGCACTGTCCGACGTGTGGCGGCCCGCCGAGGTACAGCACGCTTGACGCGCCGTGCGATAGGTGTAACAGGGCCCAGATGCGACGCCTCATCCAGTCCGGCGCGATCGCCGACGCGCGACGGCGAAACGGGGGCGCGCCCATGTTGCCGTCGGATGTTCGCACGCGACTCATGGGGCTCTCTTCGTGACCACCGACCGCGAACGCTTCCTCGCCGCCCTTCTGACCGGGCCTCTGACCAAAGCCGACGCCATCGTCCTGCTCACCGGTGACGGCGAGACCCGCGTGGCGACCGCCGTTGGCCTGTTCCACGCCGGCGCCGCCCCGCTGATTGTTGTCACCGGCGGCGTACATGCCCCGCCCTACTGCCTCAAGGCCGACGCCATCGCCGGTACGATCTACGGCAAGGGCATCGCCACGGATCGCGTGCGCATCGACGTGTTGGCGCAGAACACGCGCGAGTCTGCGGTGAACGTCATCGACACGGCGGTCGCGGAACAGTGGTCGCGCATCCTGCTCGTCACGTCTCCGTACCACTTGCCGCGGGCGATGCTGACGTTCGTCGCGGAACTACGCGCGCGGAAGCTGGACGAGACCATCCGCATCGTGCCGGTGCCGTGCGCGAATCAGCCGTGGTTCGTGAAAGTCGACGGTGTAGACACGGTGCCTCATCCCAGTTTTGTCGTGCATCGCAACCGCCTCGACCTGCTCGATCGCGAGTTCAAGCGGATCGATGAGTACCGCGCGAAGGGGCACGTCGCCTCGTACACGCGCGGCCTCGACTACCTCGAACATTGGGAAGGCAAATGAGCAAGCGTAGACCCATCACCGCGCGCGCCGTCGTGCCGGCCGTTGCCTTCCCGCCGATCGCCGATCCCTACGAACCGCAAGCGGCCATCGACGCGCTGGCCCTGCTCGACAACGACGAGCTCGACGCGCTGGGTAAGGCGTTCAAGCCGCTGATCGACCGGCTCGCGGACGCGGGACTTATCGCGCGGCCGAAGGTGTACCTGCCGTGAACCTCCGCGCCCTGCGCGCCGCGCTCCCCGACCTGTTCTACAGCGGCCAAACGTGGTTCGACCGCGAGCCGTTCATGGACGTGGAGCATGACCCCACGCGGCCGCTCGCCTTCCCTGAGTTCGCGCGCGCCGCATCGGCAAATCACGAGAGCACCGTGCCGGCGTTCCTGCTCGCGCTGCTGTACGTGCATTACCCGAACAACCCGATCTGGTCGAAGTACCTCTGGACGTCGGACTTCGACCGGCAAGGGCAGCGGGTGTTCGTCGGGCAGAACGGGCATGGGTTCGAGATCCATCGGCACCTGTACGTGACCGAGCGGTTTGGGCTGCCGGTGTGGAGGAAGGCGGCATGAACATCCGACCGCTGTGCATTATCCAGGCGCGCTACAACAGCACCCGCCTTCCCGGCAAGATACTGCTCGAGCTGGGCGGCGAGACGCTGATCGCGATCGCGTGGCGAGCGGCGTACCAGATATTCCGGGAAGAGCACTGCGTCGTGGCGTTGCCGATGTGCGACTCAACGTCGGCACTTGGCGATGAGTGCCGACGCTTGGGAGCGAACTACGTCGCAGCGTGGCGGGACGAGCGCGATGTGCTGGGCCGGTTCTGGCATACAGCGCACACGTACCGCGACGATCCAACGGACGTGATCGTGCGCGTGACACCCGACGACTTCCCGATCGACGTGACACGGGAACGCTTCACGCTCGCGCAGCTCGACCACTGGCACGCGACCGTGACCGACCCGCACCTCCGCGAGCACATCGGCCTGCTCATTCCGCAGCGCATCGAGATCAATACGCGCGAGGATTACGAGAAGGCGAAGGCGAGGGTGGCCGCATGAACCGCTTCATGGTCTGGGATCTTCCGCCAGACTCCCGGCCGACCCTTTCGGGCGACGAACGTCGGCAGCTTGCCGTGCGCCATCGTCGCCAAGACTTCGAGTTCGTCGGCGATGATGAAACGCCGCTGCCGCCGGTGTGCGAATGCGGCGAACGCTGGCTGCGCGATGGCTGTCGGACGCTTCGCGCGCTCGCAGTTCTCGCGCTGGCAGAACACGAGCGCGACGAGGCAGCCGCGCGAGAGCGTAAGATGACGGCCGCGCTTGCGGAAATCGGCACGCTGGCTCGCTGGCGTCAAGATCCGGCGAACCGGGTATGGGCCGTTGACGTGCAGATTGCGCAGGTTGCGCTCGTGGCGGGAGGCGTTCCCGTGATAGAGCACGCGCTCATCGGGATTCGCGACCAGATGCGCGAGAAGTGGGCGGAGTTGAACAAGCCGACGGGCGTCGAGGCGCTCGCGCGCGACCTGAACACCATGCTGTGGGAGCGCGAGAAGCACGCGCGGGCAACGCCATGAAAAACGGCTCAACCGTCGCCGCCTTCGAGCGCGAGTTCGCCGCGTACGTCGGGGCCAAGTTTGCCATCGCGTTGAACTCGGGAACCTCAACCCTGCACACCGCGCTCGTCGCGCTCGGCGTTCAGCCGGGCGACCGCGTGGCCGTGCCGCCGCTGACCATGAGCGCGACGACCATCGCGGTGCTGCACTCGGGCGCGGTGCCGGTGTTCGTGGACGTGGACGAAAGGGCGTGGCTGACCAAACTGTTGCCCGTCGGCTTCGTCGCGGCGCGCATGCCTGTTTCGCTCTACGGACTGTGCGCGCCGTTCGCAGGCGATTCACTCCTCATCGACGACGCCGCCCAAACCCTCCGCAAGCACAGCGGCGCCGCGTTCACGTCGTACTCGTTCCAGAATTCCAAGATCCTCGCCCTCGGCGAAGGCGGTATGCTCGTCACGAACGACGAATCGCTCGCCACGCGCGCCCGTGAGTTCTCATCGCTTGGCTACCGGATGCGCGCCGATCAGCCGCGCATCGATCCAGCCATCCTCAAGTCGCCGACGTACGAGCGGCACCATTCGCTCGGCTGGAACTACCGCATGAACGATATGACCGCGGCGCTCGGGCTCGCTCGGCTGAAGCGCGCGGATGAACTACTGGCGACCCGCGCGCAATGCGCGTCACTCTATCGCGGCACGATCGCGAAGTGTGCATGGCTCACCCCGCAGCACGTGCCCGACGGCTGGCAGCACGACTACTGGACCTACGCGCTTTCCTGCGACACTCCCGAGCGCGCGCTGAAGCTGGCTGATGCAGTGGTCAAGCATGGCGGCGAGCGGCCGTACGGGGCGTGGCGGTTGACCTATCACGAACCGGCGTTCAAGCATCTCACGGCGCCGCAGATGGGAATCGTTGGTGGCGAGAATACGACGGTGCTCAACCTCTGCCCCGTCGCCGAATCCCTACAGCCGCGCCTCTTGCAGTTCCAAACGAACGACCTCGCCAGCGCCGAGCGCAACGCGAAGGCACTGCGCGCGGCGATCGCAGAACTCACATAGACCTGTTAGCGAACACGTACATGGGATTTTCTCGTTTCCAGAAAATGAGACACGCCACCGCGCGACCGACTAGATTTAGAGTAGGCGTGCACGCGCCGAACATCCCTCGCCCTGGATGATCTTGACGCGCGCACCCGCCCGATGAACCCCCGGCAGACCCGCTTCGTCGCCGAGTATTTGGTCGACCTCAATGCCACGCAGGCAGCGATCCGCGCGGGATACAACCCGAAGACGGCGTACTCTATCGGGCATCGGTTGCTGACGCGGAACCCCGAGATCGGGCCGGCCGTCGCGAAGGCGATGGAGGAGCGCGGGAAGCGCGTCGAGATCACGCAGGACTCTGTACTGCGCGAGATCGCGATCATGCTCCGATCGGACGTGCGGAACTTCATGGTCGACCCCGACACCGGCGAGCTCGTACTGGCCGATGGCGCACCCGACGAGGCATGGCGCGCGGTCTCGAGCGTCAAGCACCGGACAACCTCTTTCGGCCGTGGCGACGACAAGACGACCGAGCGCACGATCGAGTTTCGGCTGTGGGATAAACCGGCCGCCGCGCTGATGGCCGGCAAGCACTTGGCGATGTTCACCGAGAAGCACGAAGTCACACTGCCGCCCGGCTCCGGTGTGCTCGCCGTGCCCGTCGCGCTCGATGCCGCACAGTGGGCCGCTGGCGCCGTGGTGCAGCAGGCCGCGCTCGTCGCCCGGCCCGCGACTGTCGACGCACCGAGCGGCCCGTGATGGCGCTTGTCGCGGCCGCCATGTTGAGCGCGATGCCTGGCGTGGCGTGGGCGCCGCAACCGGGCTCGCAGACGTACTTCGTCACCAGCCCGATCTTCGAGACACTGTACGAGGGCACGCGCGGACCCGGCAAGACGAACGCGCTGCTGATCGACTTCTGCCAGCACGTCGGCCAAGGCCACGGCAAGGCGTGGCGCGGTATCCTGTTCCGGCAGAGCTACCCCGCGCTCGCGGACGTGGTCACCAAGTCGCAGGAGTGGATCCCGAAAGCGTTCCCGGCCGCGCGGTACAACGAATCCTCGCATACGTGGAAGTTCGCGGACGGCGAGGAACTGCTGCTCCGCTACATGGACCGCCTGAGCGATTACGACGCCTATCACGGCCACGAATACCCGTGGATCGGTTGGGACGAGCTCACGAATTGGCCCGACTTGCGCTGCTACGACAAGATGAAGTCCTGCTGCCGATCGTCGCGCGCCGGTCTGCCGCGCAAGTACCGCGCGACGGCCAACCCGTTCGGCGCCGGCCATCATGCGGTGAAGGCGCGCTTCATCGACGCCGCGCCGCGTGGGGTGCCCGTCACGGACGAGTACGGCAACCAGCGCGTGACGTTGCACGGCCATTGGTCCGAGAACGCCTACCTGATGGCGAACGACCCCGAATACGTCGCGCGCCTGCAGCAGGCCACGCAGGACGACCCCGACCAAGCCGCGGCATGGCTGGATGGCAACTGGGACGTCGCCGCCGGCACGTTCTTTGGCGGCGTCTGGTCGCGCCAGCATCACGTCCTCGCTCCGTTCACCATCCCGGCCTCATGGCGCGTCGACCGCGCGTTCGATTGGGGTTCGTCCCGGCCATTCAGCGTCGGGTGGTGGGCGGAGTCCGACGGCACGCACGCGGTCATGGCCGACGGCACGACGCGGAACTTCGCGCGCGGCTCGCTCTTTCGCGTGGGCGAGTGGTACGGCTGCAAGCCGGGCAAGCCGAACGTCGGGCTCGAGATGGATGGCGCGGACATCGCGAAGGGCATCCTCGAGCGGCAGAAGGCGCGCTGGCCGGGCCGTGTGATCTTGGCCGGACCCGCCGACAGCTCCATCTACGACGTGCAGGACGGTCACTGTATCGGCGACAGCTTCCGCAAGGCGGGCGTGAACTGGCAGCACGCGAATAAGGGACCGGGCTCGCGCAAGAACGGCTGGCAGCTCATGCGCGATCGGTTCGGCGCCGCCAAGCGCAAGCCGCTCGAGGAACCCGGCCTGTACGTGTTCGCCACCTGCCTCGACTTCATCCGCACGGTGCCGATGATGCCGCGCGACGAAATCAAGCCCGACGACGTGGACTCGAAATGCGAAGACCATATCGGCGACGAAACCCGCTACCGCGTACTCGCGGAACGGTCGACCGCCACCACTAATCTCGTGTACACATGACCATCGACCCGCGCCTCGCCGCCATCACCTACGATCCGACCGACGCGGGCAACTTCCCCGGCGACGGCCCGCTCCGCATCGGCGGCATCAACGTCAGCGGCGTACCCGAGACAGGCGAGAACCTGCCGTCCACGCGCTC